ATGAATCCATTAATCCAAAGCTTGACTGAAGGTCAACTTCGCTCAGATATTCCTGCATTCCGTCCTGGTGACACTGTCCGCGTTCACGCGAAAGTTGTCGAAGGAACTCGCGAACGTATCCAGATCTTTGAAGGTGTCGTTATCGCTCGTAAAGGTGCTGGAATCTCAGAAAACTACACAGTTCGTAAAATCTCTAACGGTGTAGGTGTTGAACGTACTTTCCCAATCCACACTCCACGTGTTGATAAGATTGAAGTCGTTCGTTACGGTAAAGTTCGTCGTGCTAAATTGTACTACCTTCGTGCATTGCAAGGTAAGGCAGCGCGTATCAAAGAAATCCGTCGTTAATATCAGAAATGACTCTGTCACTTGGCAGAGTTTTTCTCTAGTCCCCTTAGTTCAATGGATATAACAACTCCCTCCTAAGGAGTAGTTGCTGGTTCGATTCCGGCAGGGGACATATATTATATTAGAACAACCCTTGAAAATCCAGTGTTTTCAAGGGTTTTAGTGTGTCTATCTTTTGGCCAAGGGGCACAAAAGGGGCAAATTAAATCGAAATCAATTCTGTTTGTTTATCGATATAATCCTGCATATTGATAGTAGTGTGCGAATAGATTTTGAGTGTGGTGTCTGGATCAGTGTGTCCGACCCTTTCCATGATAGCTTTTAGTGGAACTCCTTTTTCAGCTAAAAATGAAATGTGAGAGTGTCTAAAAATGTGAGTGGTTAGTTTTTTATCTGGCATATATCTCTTTAATACTTTGTTAATGTATGAGTTCATGAGTGGAGTGCCAGAATTTGTAGTAAAGATAAACTCTGTTTCTATACCTAACTCCTTGTGCCTAGATTTTTGTTTGTTGATGATTTCTATGATGTTATCTGAAATAGATATTGTCCGGTTTGATCCAGTTGTCTTTACGGTGGTTAATTTCTTAGTATTAAAATCATATGTAGCATTAACAAGAATAGTGTTATTACTGAAATCTACTTTTTCAAACTCTAGTGCGGCAGCCTCGCCATAACGGACACCAGTAAGAAACATAAAAAGAATGACATCCCGAACTAATTCATCTCCTTTTTCCTGCATATCATTTGCTAATGCGACTATTTCCTCTTGGGCTAAAAAAGAAACTTTTTCTTTTTCGTAAGTCTCGACTGGCTTTGGGACTAGGACATTATCAGATTTGTTTGACTGCAGATAGTCCATCTCTACCGCATAATTCAAAATGGCGTGTAATCTTTTGCGACATTTATGGACGATAGAGTAATTATTCTTTTTAGATAGTTTCGTGATAATATCTCGTACAGTTTTCTTTGTGATGTTTTTTATGTAAACATCATCAGATAATACACCTTGCAAATGCCTATCATAATTCAGATTGTTTCTAATCGTGCTATCCTTTACTGTAGGCAACCACTGATCCAGGTATTCTTTTTTTAATTGGCCGTAAGTAATGTTTTTTTCAACTTTGCTGGATAATTTCTTGTCTATCTTTTCTTGTAAATATGCCTGAGCCTTTTTCTCGGCCTGTCTGCTGCATTTTTCAAGAGTGATTGATACTTTCTTCCACTTTTCAGTAAGAGGGTCTTTATAGCGCTCAAAATACTTAAATTTCCCGTTCGGTAATTCTTCTACCCACATTGCTTTTCTGCCTCATTTCTGTTAAAATGAGTACAAGAAAACTGGCTTTTTAATGCCTAGTTTCTTATACTATTGTCTTGCCTCACGCTCAGAGTCGCCAAACTTTTGAGAGCGTGGGGCTTTTTTGTTTTAGTTTAGATTAGCAACTGCGTTATCTGCTTCTTCTTGTGTGAATTTTTCAATATCTACCAATTGAGTGCGGATAGCTTCTGGAGACATAGCGACAGTTTCTTGATATTGCTTCGCTTTTTCTATAGCTTGTTTGCTATAGTCAATATCAGCGTTATCAACAGCATAGTCAGCTGCCTCTTGAGAAAATTTTTCGATGTCTACCAATTGGGTACGCAGACCTTCTTTAGACATGTGTACTGTGCTAGCATACTGCTTTGCTTTTTTGACTGCAGTCTTGTACTCTGTAGGAATGTTGGATTCACTTGATTGCTCTGTTTTAGCTTCTGATTTTGTCGTAGTATCAGATGAATTGCTAGAGCTTTGGGAGCATGCGGCAAGAGAGAAGATAGATAGACTAAGCAAGCCTAAGCTAAGTAATTTTTTCATAAGATTTATCCTCCCAGCTTTTAGTGTGGTTCAGTTATTGCACATAATTTGTTTTTTAGATTTCTAGTGGCATGAAATTGCCAACTACTTTTCCAATGATGCGGGGTTCCTCGCTAAATGGAGCAAATTTATCTGCGTATTTATTATTCAAAGAGACGAGCCGTAAGCCGTCTTTTTCTTTGTAAACTTTTTTGATATAACTTTGACCGTCCCAGTCCACAGCATAGATAGCGCCGTCGTAATCCCAGCCTGTATCTTTGATAAGGGCTACGGATCCACTTAGATAGTCTGGTTCCATAGAGTCTCCATATACCCAGCTAGCGAAGTCGTGGGCGATCTCTTTATCAAAAAAGACGGTATCATAATTGCGATCTTCGTAGTAAGTTTCACCGGTTCCAGCAGAGAGTTTTTCAAAAACTTGATATTCAAATAGTTCTTCATTGACTTCAAGTTGTTGCCCCTCTAGAAGCTCCTCAGATGTCCGTAGCACAATTTTTTTATTGTGGGTGGTTAATTGTACCACTTTATCCGTTATCTGCTGTGTGAGCGAATCTGGAGCTTCTGTGAGGGAGCGGGTAGATTCTAGCACGTTTTTGGGGATAACAGGAAAGAAATCATCGATAGAAACATCAAATATATCACATAATTTGAAAAGCATATCTTGATTTGCTTTTCTCTCTCCTTTTTCGTATCTACTGATTGTTTGTTTAGTAGTATTCAATCTTTTTGCAAGTTCATCTTGAGTAAAACCGGCTGATTTTCGAAATATCCTAATTTGATTTCCAATGTATTCTTTCAAATCCATGTTTTGTACCTCAATTTCAGTGATTCTATAAGTAGATTATATAAAAAAGTCACCAGAAACGCAACATTTTTTATTTTTTAATCAAAATAATGTTGACTAGTCACCGAAATGGTGATATAATTAAATCAAGCTTAGAGATAAGCAAATAAAACGAAAGGAAAAGGAGAGGAAATATGTCAAAGCATTCATTGGTTTTAGATCAAACTTCCGAGTTTGTAACTGCTGTTTTGGATGAAGCAGATAAAAAAGACCCTGCAACGATTATGGCTGTTGCAGAGTTATTGAAGTCATATAAATTACTGAAGTCTATGGATTAGCTTCTGTGGTTTATATAACAAACTTGGTCGATGTTGACTAACACGACATATTGCTCATCTGATAGTTTCAATTCAATTAAATTGGGACTATCAGGAATTTCGTCAACAACAGCACAAAAAGTATGACTCTTTCCGTTGATGAAAGCGATTGAAAGAGTAGACGACTTATTAGCAAGATGTTCAATAATATATTTTTTCATTATTTTATCCTCCTTTCTAGCTTTATTATAGCAGAATTGCGAGAGAAGAATAAAAAATAAAAGGAGGTGAGAACGTGCAAATTTATCTTTACCAACTACGAAAGGAAAAAGGGATTACACAAAAAGAACTAGCCCAAAAATTGGGTATATCCGAAACTGCATATCGTCAAAAAGAAAAAGGGCAACGTGCTTTTACTCAGGATGAAATGTTTTTCTTGCGTAGCTTTTTTGATAAACCTTTGCAAGATATTTTTTTACCACGAAAGTCACCAAAACGGTAACAAAATTATTGTTTTGGGAAAGGAGGACGAAAAATGAGACCAACTAAATATCCATACAGTCGTGAGTTACGGCTTACAGGCGTTAAAATTGCTAAACTGAGGCTGTTTATAGAAGACAGCACCCAGACAGGCAAGGCTATATTGGAGGAAGGACTAGACGGAGGATATGATCACAGAATCTACCAAGGTTTATCGTCAACTGAGATTGAAGCAATCTACGGTAAAAAAACGGCCTTGAAAGTAGACAAAAAACGCCGCGAAGACCTTAGAAATGGCCTCTACGGCGTAATTGGAATACGCTAAGGTATTGTAATCAGGGAGATAATTTCTGCGATGGCTTGTTTAAGTTCAATAGTTGGAAGAACTTCCTGCCATGCTTTCAAAAATTTCAGGAAATCTTTTTTATCCTGAAAATGTTTAACAACAGGGATGTATTCTATCAACTTTGGATATTTTCTAAAAATTGGAAGAAACTGGCTTGCTATGTATGTATTCATAGGTCTATCATCAGGTATCTTATGCAGATACTGCATTAGATTGGTATCTGGAGCAGATAGTTCTGTCAAATCAAAAGGAGAGTTATCATCTAGCATGGCTTTACTGTAATCTTGCAGAGAGCTAGGCATTAGCTGCTGTATTGGTTGGGACGATCCACTCCATAAGCGAGCGTACTCCTCTAAAAAGAGATGCGAGGCTATCTCGCACAAGACCTCTTCAAACCAAAACATAGGCTGATTTATAGTTGGGTTCTTGATATAGATATGACAAAGTTCATGTCCTAATTGATAAATATTTTTAGGGATAGAGATTAAGTTATTTGGTGAAAGGAATATCAGATTATCTTCTGGAAAACAGACTGGTACTTGTAAAAACGGGGCATGGATGATGGATAGTTTTTCTTTGGTCAATCCAGGGAAAATACGTTCTGAAACTAAGCCAATGGACTCAAAGTCTAGCCTAAATACAAATTTAGAATCTGCTTCTTGTGGATCATGAAAAAGTGACCAGTTTGTTTGAGGGATGGCGTATTTGAGCATGTGATTTCTCCAATCGTTTTTTATTACATTATAGCAAAAAAGCACCTCTAGACTGCAATCTATTGAGGCGCTTCGCAAAAAAATACTAATTAAATTATATCACAAAATGGAAGAATTAAACAGCGTACAACAATTATTAGTCAATAATTGGCAGCGTAAATACTACCAACTAAGTGATGTATTGATTACCAGCTTAGTAGGTTTAACGCTTGCTGATACACTCACGATTTTAGCAACAGCTAGAAAGGGGCGTTTATGGAGTTGCAAATAAAATCAAACACACTAGATATCGAGAAAATCTTAGAAAAATCTTTATCAGATGTCTTAGGTGATGATATTGATAACATTTTGATGCGAAAAGTTGAGAAAGTGATCTCAACTGTTGTAAATGAAAAAATTGATAATCTGGCCATTGGTGAAAAATGGCTGAATGACCAAAAGTTAGCTGAGCATTTTGGCAAAGAAAAAAGGCAAATCCAATATTTGTTGAGAAAAATGGAGCTTGATCCAGTAGCTCGAAAGTACATCAGCAAAGAGGGTGGTCGTAGCACTAAGGTCAAAGTCTTCGAGGCTTGGGAAAGTTGGTATGAAGATCAGAAATATAAATCAAAATCAGAGCCTTTTGCTTGGGTTGCTTAGAAAGAGAGGTAGTAGCTAATGGATATGCAATATATCTTTCCATAAAAACGGCGATAAAAATTATACAGTAATCAATAACGATCTAATCAATGATCCTGAAATGGACACAACGGCTCTAGGGATTATGCTTATTATACTGAGCAACAAGTCGACCTGGAAAATCTATCCTAATGAGATTGCCAAACGAACAGGTCTATCCAGAACAACGATTGACAAGTATTTCAGGAGATTTGAAAAAATTGGTTATATGAGAACTGTAAAAATGAGCAAAGGTTATAAAAAGGGTGTTGAGACCTATAGATTTGCTGCAGATTTCAAATTGGTAGATTGGTATTTTAAAGATTATATTTTACCGCAATTGGATAAATTTATATCTGACTGACCTGTGGATAACTCACTAGAGAAATTCATTTGTAAAGTTCTTCATAAATGAAAAATTCAATTGTTGAAAAAATCATTTGTTGAAAAATTCAACAAATGAAAAAATCAACTGTTGAAAAACTATCCACTAATAAATACTAACTCTATAACAAATACTAATTTAATAATAATTACTAACTTAGTAATAAATACTAACTTTACAACAATCTAATCATAATTAGAAATAATAAAGGATTTGCAGAGTTTTTAAAGGAGGAGGAAAATGGCAAGCTTAACTTTCCCAGAGCTGCAACAAAGAATGCAACTAGAAAAAAGAAATCAAAAGATGTGAAGTACGCATTTAGAAATGCCGAGGACATCTATACAACATTTAAAGAGCTAAAGAGCAATTGGTCTGTAATTGTGACGGATGAGCTTATTGAGTTAGCAGGAAAAATATTTGTCAAAGCAACAGCGGTAGCTCTCAACAATGAAAAAGAAGAGAAATACCAATCAACGGCATATTCTGAATTAAGTCCAGTACCAGTGCTTAATACACAAAAAGGCCAGATCAAGCAAATGCAAGATCCACAGTGGACAGGTGCGGTTAGTTCATACGCTCGAAAATATGCCTTACAAGGTCTATTCGCTATCGGCGAAAAAGATATTGATGAATATCCAGCTGAAGAAAATCAGCAACAGGATGCACAATCAAATCACCAACGCTCACAAGATAGCAATGCTAATCAAGCAGATTTAATCAATACTGATCAATACAAATCGGTTTGCGGAAAAATCCGAACGTGGGCACAACTTAAAAATGCTAGTTTTGATCAGGTTGCTAACCATGTGCTGCAGTATTTCAAAATTCGTGACTTTCACGACATCCCAGAATTACATTTTGAGACAGTTATGAGCTATCTCAATGGTCAGATAGCTAAAGCTCAAGGACAAGATTTTAATAATTTGTAAAAAAGAAAGAGGAAACAACATGAAACAAACTAAAAAATTTATCGCTTTTCAAGACAAAGAAAATGGGCATTTTGTATCAGAGTATGAGCACCACAAAAAACGCTTGGCTTATAAAGTCGGTTTATGTAGTAGCATGCAAGATGCTTTAATTTTGGATTATGATGATTACGAAAGACAGAAAGAGCAGATAGACACATTAGCAGAGGAATTTGACTGTCATATCGTTGTTGTCGAAGCAACACATGAAATCAAAATGCTAGATGGATCAGATGCACCAGAACCAAAAGAGCGTAGTAGCAAAATTGATATTTTAGACTTTTTGGAGGCATTGAGCAAATGAAAGATGTAACGAATAATACTTTACAAACTATGATGCCGGTTCTAACACCAGCAAAGATTGAATTTGATTTTGATGCTTTTGATAAAGAAATAGAAAAAGCGTTATCTACCTTTTCAGAATTTGAATTGAGTTCGGAAAATTATAAAACCATCAAGGAAAACATCACGACTTACAAAGGTTTATATGATAATCTTGACACGCGGCGTAAAGAGATTTCAAATAATTTTAAAAAGCCGTTAGATGATTTTAAAGAGCGTTTTGACAAATCTTTAAAACCGCTAGAAGAACTGATTGATAAGTTACGTGAGGGGCGAGATGCCATCGATGAACATGAGCGGTTGTTGCGCGTGGATATTGTACGAGCAACTTTTGAAGATAAGTGTATGGTTGCAGGTCTTGAAAAATCCACGTTTGAAGATCGATACGATGAATACAGTCTCAAGAAATATTTCAAGACGGGTAAATTTGAGCTTAAAAATTCAACGATTGATGAAATGGATGCTCTGGTATTAGCAGAGTTCGACAAGTTGGAACAACACAAAGCAAATATTCAAGCTGTTAAAGAACAGGCTCAAGAGTATGAGCTATTAGCAGATAGTTATGTCAGAGACCTTGAGAATGATAAATCATTAGTTGATGTTTTAAAAACAATGAAGTCTGATCGTGATGCTGTTGTCTTACAGAAAGAACAGCAAGAGGCGCAAGCCAAAGCAGAGGCAGAACGTAAGGCAGAAATCGAACGTCTAGCACAAGAACAAGCTAACGCTAATATCAAGGCTATAGACGCTGAAACAGGCGAGATTTTGGAAGATGAACCAATTATGCCAGAATCAGAAGAAACAATGCCAGAACTGCCAAAATTTGAGCCTAGCGAGCCAGTAAGCTATGACTTGCGACTGACATTTCCTGGCGGCAATCCACAGGCCAAACTTTTCAAAGAGTGGCTGTTAGCTAATCAAGTGGCTTTCGAAATGTTATATCAAGGTAAAACACAAGAAGAACTAACAGGAGGTATTTCAAATGTCTTTGACTAATTTAATCGAGAATGTTCAAGGGTGGTCTGCTGCTAAAGGTCTGGATAAGGCCGAACCGATCAAACAAATGCAAAAACTCAACGAAGAATGGGGAGAGCTGAATGCGGGTAAAGCGAAATCAGACAAAGAAAAACTTGTGGATAGCATTGGTGATGTGATGGTCGTTTTGATCATCTTATCCCAACAAATGAAATTTGAAAAAATTGAGCGGCTGGTTGATCCAACACAACATAGTAAAACACTGTACAAGGCTAATGATGTAGAAACGGATTATCTGCTGCTGTACGGCGGAAAAGAAATCGGCTTGATTGCTCATCGGATGATTGATTTAATTTTCAACGCTGGCATCATCAACACACGGACACAAATTCGGTTCCACATCCGGAATTTAACAGGCATTCTTGCTAAGATTGCCATCAACGAGGGTACGGATCTTGAAACGTGCTTACAAGTGGCTTGGGATGAAATCAAAGACCGTACAGGTAAGATGGTTGATGGGGTGTTTGTTAAGGAGTCCGATCTATGAGATGTTTTTATGTCAGTGGTAAAATTGCAGATCTTGATTTGGGATCGGAAATCAATGCAGAAAATTCATTTATGGCAGCTATTGAGTTTGTGAAACGATACGCCGACTTATTAAAGTTTGGTTCAAATAAAATCAAGGTATCAGAAGTAGAAGAGGTGCAAAGTGATAAATAATGTTGTTTTAGTAGGTCGACTTACAAAAGATGCTGAACTGAGATACACGCAAAGCAATATCGCAGTTGCAACCTTTACTCTGGCTGTCAATCGTAATTTTAAAAATGAGGCCGGAGAGCGTGAAGCTGATTTTATCCAGTGCGTTATCTGGCGACAGTCAGCCGAAAACCTGGCCAACTGGGCTAAAAAAGGTTCATTGATTGGGATTTCTGGGTCTATCCAGACCCGTAATTATGAAAATCAGCAAGGGCAGCTCGTGTATGTGACAGAGGTTATCGCTAATAATTTCTATTTGTTAGAAAGTAGAAATTCACAGAATAACCAAAATCAACAGCAAGGAAATTACCAACAAAATCAGGGCGGCTATCAGCAGCAACAGCCAAATTATAATAATCAACACAACAATTACCAAAACGAAAATAGTTACGGACAACAAGGTAGCTTTTTCGAGGGTGATACAACAAATCCAGTGCCTGATTTTACCAGTGATAACAATCCATTTGGTAGGTCCTCAAATCCATTGGATATCAGTGATGATGATCTACCTTTCTAGGAGGCGCTGATGTCAGATATAAAAATACTTGATGCTTGTTGTGGAAGTCGAATGTTTTGGTTTGATAAAAATGAGAGTCATACAACTTTTATGGACATCGGACAAGAAAAATTTGAGATACACGGGAAAAAGGTCAACGTAGAGCCTGATATTATCGGTGATTTTCGTGATATGCCATTTGAAAACAACACTTTTAACTTGGTTGTTTTTGATCCCCCTCATTTAAAATGGGCGGGCAAAAATTCTATCATGAAAGCTCAGTATGGACAGTTGGATAAAGTTACCTGGTCAGAGGATTTGGCCAAAGGCTTTGAAGAATGTATGAGAGTTCTGAAAGTGGGGGGGACGCTAGTTTTCAAGTGGTCTGATTGCCAAATAAATGTAAAAAAATTACTAGAGGTGATACCATTTAAGCCTTTATTTGGACAACAAAGAGGCACTACGCACTGGCTAACGTTTGTAAAATTTGAGGAGGAATATAATTAACATGACATTTTATGTTTATAGACAAAACAATTCCGGAGGCTATTTTGTTAAAGATGAGAATGTAAACATCCATGTTATCGTAGAAGCAGATACGGAAGAACAAGCAAATGAGAAATTTGATGAAATTCTTGATGGTGATTCCAAATACACAACATACTGCACATGTTGCGGAGAACGTTGGTATGGCGTTGATGAAATTTATGAAACAGTAGAGATTTCAGATTCTTTGGTTGAAGAGTTAAAACAGCATCGATACTATTCTGAAGCTATTTTGTATGCAGCGGACGGAACCAAGAAAAAGATACTTTGGCTTGTTTATGGTATGTATGAATACTTACAATAATTTTTTAATGGGAGAAACAATATGACAAAATTTGAACTTATTTTAATTTTAACTGCTATTTTGACGACAACGTGGTCAGGAATTGTCACCACTTTTGCGAAAAAGGCTGTTTGTAAATACAAACGACAGGTTGCCTATTATCAAAAACCTGACACTCAAATTAAGATTGCGCAGCATGTTATCAAACACAAATTTTATGAAACAGGCCAGGAGGCTTTCAAATGAAAGTATTTGATGGCGCTAAATTAAGAGCTATCCGTAAAGAGGCAGGTCTTACACAGTATGACCTCGCCCCTATGTTAGATATTTCTCAAAATAGAGTTAGTGACATTGAGAGAAATGTTACTGATCCAACAACCATTGAGATTGATGCTTTTGCAGAAATTCTAAAATGCCAAGTATCAGCATTTTTGAGCGATGAAGCGGATATCGTTGTAATTACTAATACTTTCACTAAAAAGAAAAAAGGGATTGATTCTGATACGGAAAAAGATACATCAGAGCAATTGGAGTTGCTGCCAGATGATGATGTGATTACTGGCCGTGATTTAACTGGTTACATTCTAATTAAGCAAGAGGCGTACCAGTCCTTGCTTGAAGATCAATCAAAATTGAAACAGCTGCAAAGTTTATTGAAATAGGAGGAGAAAATGACTAAAAAACTAATAGGCTTAGACCTATCACACATTGCAGAGGGTGGGTTACAGGAAAAATTGGATCATGAACTTGAGAAAGTTTTTGATAATATCCTAGACCTAAATACAGATGCGAAAGCAAAACGGACTATCACAATTACGCTGAAAATGTCATCTAATGATGAGCGTACAGTAGTTGATACCATCATGGATGTAAAAGCTAAGCTAGCACCTCAGAATGCGGTAGCTACAACTATTCTTGTTGGTCGTGACTATGATACAGGTATGGTACATGCAAACGAACTTAGAAGTAGCGTGCCAGGCCAGATGTATTTTGATGATGACGCTCAATTACGAACCGATATTGGACAGCCAGTAGAGGAAGTAGAACAACAGCAAGCAGAAACAAAACCAGATATTATTGATTTTAACAAGAAGAAAGCAGGTAACTAATATGACAACAGAAAATCTTAGAGCAGCATTGGAATACGCAGTAGAACTAAATGAGAATGGATTAGAAATTTTAACAGCAGTAGATGGTACAGAGTATTATGACGCTAACAAATTCAATCTCAAAGAACTTGATCCTAAACGCTATCCTAAAACTTTGGAGCTATCAACTTTAACAAGTCTTGTTGACTATCTCAAAACAGATCTCAACAATTTGAAAAAACAACGCTTGATTGTCGCTGTTGAGAAAAATGATGAGGTTTGTGTATGGTCTGAAAATGATGAGCGTGAGCATCGTACATTACTTGTTGATGTTAAGGCACGCATCCCAGAGCTTTCTTTTGGCCGTTTCCTATCACCAGAGCAGTTTAACATCATGTTGCAATCAAACTTTATTGATGACAATGACCGTAGCGCATTATTAGAGTTTGCTAGCGCACTAAAAATTGAGAATGGGGCTGAAATCGAAGATAACGGGGTCTCTCAAGTGGCAACCGTTAAAACAGGGGTGGCAAGTCTCGCTAAAGGCAAAGCTCCTAACCCAGTCACATTGCGCCCATATCGTACATTTAGCGAGATTGAACAACCAGCAAGCCTATTCGTCTTTAGGATTGATAAGCAAGCAAATATGGCTTTATTCGAGGCAGATGGTAAGCGTTGGGTAGCTGATGCGGTCGAAAACATTGCAGCCTATTTAAAAGAAAGACTAGCAGACCAAGAAAATATCACAGTTTTGGCATAAAGCACATTGCGAAAGTGCCTGGTTAAAGGTTGAGAGAAAAGTATGATTGGATTTTATAAATTTATGATTGTATCAGCGTGCCTTTTATTGGCATTGCTGATTGCAATCGCTGGAAGAAATAGCTTTAAAGAAAACACATTCGATAAAGTTTTATGGTTCGTGCTGTATATCTATGCGTTTGGGTTGTTGCAAACGGTCTATAAATTACTATCTGGAGGTTGAAATGGTCAAAAAGCAATTGATTAGCCTTTGCTTAGCGATATTTTTCTTGGCAATAGCTGTATTTAATCTTGGGATAGCAGTATCGAGAGATCATTACAGAGAAAAAATCTCGGCGCTAGAAAAACAGGTCGATGAATTAAAACAGAGAAAATCTGTTATCATTCATCAGGTAGATAACGCTGGGGGAATGATGTATGGAAAAATAACTGACAAACAGATTATATCCGGCCATTACACCGTAACTGCAGGAGCTTACGGGAAGTTTTTGGTCACAAAATCTCAATATGATAGTCTTGAGATCGGCGATGATATACCAGAGTATTTAAAACAGAGAGGAAATTAAAATGAAATTGAAAAAATTGATTGCATGTATTCTTGTATCAATGACCTTGCTTGGATTGGCAGCTTGCCGAGAAAGTAAAAAAGTATCGTACAATATCAGTCAAGAAGCTGATAATTTTAATGTTATTCGGCGAGTTGCCGTAATCAACACTAGAACAGATAAAATCGAATTTGAAGTTATTGGCCGAATTTCTGTAGAAACTGAGGCCAACGATGGAAAACGACTTGAAATATTAGTCGAAACTGCAAAAGGCGTATATAAAAAACACATGGTAAATCTTACAGGATGGAATATGTATGTTGTAGAAGATCTTGAGGGGGCTGAGGTAAATCAGTACAAGTATGAAGTCAATTACATGCCAGAAAGTATCCTGCCATTCACAGTTACAAATAAAAAGTAGGCATGAAATGAAATTTGAATTTTCTTTGCCTAGAAACACCAAAAACAAAGCTCTGAACATGGTTATCAATAGTAACGACAGGCAACATCAGGCAGATAAAGCTAAAGTTACTAAGCGCATCAGAGCTTTTGCCTATTGGCATACATCGATGAACAAGGATAAAGGGAGGGCTGCTTTTAGCCCCTCTAACCCTTGTGAGGTTACAGTTACAATTTACAGCCCTACTAAATCTAAACTAGATCCGCCTAACCTTTATCCGACAGTCAAGGCTATTATAGATGGCATGACCGATGCCGGAATTTGGGTAGATGATAATCACAAGGTTATCAAAAAGTTATCTTTTGTTTATGGTGGCTTGAGCGAGGAGAAAGGGCATTATAGATTAGTGTTTGATATAGAGGAGGTGAAAGATGAGACCTAAAAAATATCCATATTTAGGAAGAAGAAAAAGGCAAAAAGTCTCGTCGCCATTATTTTCTGCACGACCAATTTTTAACGAGATTCCAATTGTGGAAGAGGTCAAAGTTGATCTCGGAGTTGAAGCTAATGTTGGACGTTCATATCCAGAAATGTTAATACATTTAGATATTTCTGGATACGGAAATAGAGTGCATTCTGTACATCAATTTCCTGGTATCTTCCTTACTGTTGGTGAATCAATCCAACTAAAGATACTCTTTTATAAAAGGATTAGAAATTTGACCGCAGATCGTTTTTTGACCTTTAGAGAATCTGATTGGAAGTTTCTTATCAGCGATCTGGTCAATGAATTTGTGCGTTAGAAAGTTAATGAGGAGAAGAAAAATGAAGTTTAAAAAACTATTAGCAATCGCATTGCTTGGCTTATCTTTTGTATGGTTGGCAGCGTGTGGAAACAAGGATGTCCTTGGAACAACTTTCACTTTTAATTACGCAAAAGTGAAAATGGTAGATGGGCAAATCGTAGAGGGCAAAGTCAAACAGTGGGCGAAGTACGAGAAACAGGATAGTATCCGTGTCACTTTTGAAAATGGAGATGAGTATTACACTCACTCAAGTAACGTAACTTTGTATAACAAATAAGGAGAAGAAAAAATGAATTATAAAGTAACAGTTGATGGTAAAGAGATTGAATACGGTGCATTGGTTGAAAAATCACGTTTTTCAGAAAAAGAATGGTCTGCTATTTACGCTGAAATTGTGAAACAAAATCAGCCAGAAGTCTTTGAAAATAAGCAATCAGATACTGATTACATTGATGCATTCGGTGCGCTGATTGCTCTTGAGGAACGATATGAGGCATTGCTTGAGCTATTACCTCAAGATCAGTTCTCTTATGCCGGCACGCATCCAAAATGGGTAGCCGATGCAGTATCAGAGAACACATTGAACAAAGAAGACACGTTGCAGGATATTGTCGATATAATTGAACGGTGTGATACCTTCGATCAACTTAAAGGGGAGTTAAAAAGTTATTTTGAGCTGGATTAGCAATTTGGAGGTAAATAGATGATTGAATTATCAAAGAAGCAAGCAGATTATTTGGAGTATCAACGACAAGCGCTTTTTGATCCAGAAATAAGAGGGCTGATGGATGATCCAGATTTAATTCAGAGGGCGTTAATTATCGGATATGTCGTGATAGATAGATGAGGCAAACATAATGACTAAAAAGAAAATAGAGCGCCTATCAGTGATGCATCGTAGAGAGATAACCTGGCTCAAATGGTATTTTTTGAGAGACAAGGACAATCCTAAAAAAACAATACTTGAGCAAAAAATTCATAAAAGTTTTTTAGATAATAAACTTGACAAAGCGATTTTTTTAGTCAATCTAAAAACTGTCACAACAGAATTCGTAGAAAAAACAGATGAAAAAATTTTAAAAACCATCAAAGAGGTGTATGTTTACGAAAATCTCAATGTGATTGGCGCTTGTCAAGAAATCTTATATCTAAGTCCTAGCCCAGCTTATACCCATCTTAACATATGGTTTGATAAGTATTTCTACTCCACTTACAAATATCTCCCTCTAAAAATATAACCGTAAAAATCCCCTAGCCTATGTATCTATAATCAAGGTACATAGGTTTTTTATTAGGAGGATAATATGGATAATCTGACAACAAAACCATATCACAGGCAAAAGACTATTAACCAGTATAATTTGCCAGATTATGATGCCACGCGCACAGATGGTAGATATAACATACCTACACTTGAGCCGGTTGATCATATACCGAGTAAATTACAGGGTTTTAACTATGTTTTGAATAAACCTGACTATTCAGCAGGAGTTCATTTTTTCCTAGATGATTATCAGTTTGAAAGAATGTGGAGACGCCCAGATTTTTATATAGAGAAGTTATCGGCCTTTGACTGTGTGCTTACTCCAGATTTTAGCCTATATACAGACATGCCAATAGCTATGCAACTTTGGAATACTTACCGCTCAAGATTGATAGGTCAAATGATGCAGAATTGGGGGTATACGGTTATACCAACGGTGTCCTGGGCGGATGCCGATAGCTATGATTTTTGTTTTGATGGGATACCTACAAAAAGTACTGTTGCAATTAGTACGATAGGAGTTAAGAAAAGTCAGCAGCGTATTAAGATATGGCAGAATGGCATGGATGCCATGATTGATAGATTACAACCAAGCCGAATTTTGGTATATGGTGGTGCGATTGAATACGATTATAAAGGTATCGAAGTTGTTTATTTTGGTAATGACACGATTGAAAGGATGGACAAATGGGAGGTAGAGGGGCAAGCTCTGGAATGAGCCATAAAGGCAAAAAGTATGGTACAGAATACAAAACTGTACATAAAGCAGGAAATATAAAGTTTGTTACTCAAAATGGGCACGGGTCACAAAAGACTCCAATGGAAACAATGACAAAAGGTAGGGTTTACGCACTTATTGATAAGAATAAAAACGCACCCAAGAGTATTGTCTATTTTGATACAAAAAATAAGCGTAATAAGCAAATTGACTTAGATCATGTGCATAAAGGTATGAAACCACATGCTCATCATGGCTATAATCATGCAGAGCATGAGAAAAGCAAAAAGGGAGCAACCAATTTGACACCAAAAGAGCGTAAACTTGTTGAAAAAGTCAAAAAAGAGTGGTATAATCACATTAAGAAACGTAGGGAGTAGTATATAGGGATTACGCCTTGATGGAGGAGATTCCGGTTCGAATCCGGGCTACTACGTTACATCTTAGCCCCTTAATTGGGGGCTTTTTTTGTGTCTTAAATCAAAAATAACAGTAAAACATCCCCTCTTTTAGCATATAAAATGAAATCATGAGTAGCAATACTTGTGATTTTTTTGTTGGAAAGGAGGTAGCGAATGAATGAAAGACAGAGGCGCTTTGCAGATGAGTACATAAAGACAGGAAACGGCTATCAATCAGCAATTAAGGCTGGTTATAGTGAGAGTTATGCCAATAATCGTATTACTGAACTGTTGGGAAATGTTGGGATAAAAGAGTACATAAATAAGCAGATGCAAGAGCTGCATAAGTCAAATATCATGGATGCGACAGAGGCGCTCTATATCCTTTCTGAAATCGCTAGAGGTAAACGAGATGAGGAGGTTTTGATACTTAATCCAACGACAGGGAAAGTAGAAAGGCACACAAAAAAAGCAGATAATGCCACGGTTATCAAGGCCATTACTGAAATCTTAAAACGATATCCAACAGCTAAGCAATCCGAAAAACTAGGGCTTGAGATTGAGAAATTAAAATCACAGTTGACAGATACACAGATGGAAGATGACACCATCACAATTATTGATAGCTGGGAGGGTGACGATGAGGATAATTGATATTCAAAAAAATGTCAACCCCCACTTTAAGAGTGTTTGGGTATCTAAATTGCCATATAATGTGTTGAAAGGTGGACGTAACTCTTTTAAATCGTCTGTAATCGCACTGAAACTAGCTTACATGATGCTGCGTTATATCAAAATGGGAGAGACGGCAAATGTAGTAGTTATTCGCAAGGTTGCAAATACTATTAGAGATAGTGTTTTCAATAAGATTTTTTGGGCTTTAAACTTGTTTGGTGTTGCTAATAGGTTCAAAAAGACTATCAGCCCTTTTCAGATCATTCACAAAAAGACAGGATCGACATTTTACTTTTACGGCCAAGATGACTTTCAAAAGCTCAAGTCAAATGACATTGGGAACATAATAGCGGTCTGGTATGAAGAAGCTGCTGAATTTGGTAGTCAAGAAGATTTTGACCAATCCAACGTAACCTTTATGCGCCAAAAGCATCCACGCGCTAAGTTTGTACAATTTTTTTGGTCTTACAATCCACCCAGAAATCCGTATAGTTGGATCAATGAGTGGTTTGAGAACATCAAGACTAACAAGAACTATCTAGCACATTCAAGCACTTACCTTGATGATGAGCTGGGATTTGTAACAGAACAGATGCTAGAAGATATAGAGCGCATCAAAGAGAATGACTATGACTATTACAGGTATCTATATCTTGGTGAGGCTGTTGGATTGGGGAATAATGTATATAACATGAGTACATTTCACCCATTAGATGCTTTGCCCTCTGATGATCGGCTAATAGGCATATCCTTTGCTCTTGACGGCGGGCATCAACAATCAGCTACTGCTTGTTGCGCTTTTGGCATCACGGCTAAAGGTAAAGTCATCTTACTAGATACCTGGTACTATTCACCAGCTGGCCAAGTGATAAAGAAAGCACCTAGCCAACTATCACAGGACATCAATGGCTTTATACAATCTGTTGTCAGCAAGTACAGAGTACCTATCTTGCAATATACGATTGATAGCGCAGAGGGAGCATTGAGAAACCAGATGTATCTTGATTTCAGTATTAGATGGCATCCAGTGACTAAATTGAAGAAAGTAACAATGATTGATACATTCCAATCATTGTTAGCGCAAGGTCGCTTTTATTACCTTGATACAGAGAATAACAAGATATTTATTGAAGAACATAGGATGTACAGGTGGGATGAAAAGACAATCAAATCAGATAATCCTAATGTCATTAAAGAAGACGACCACACATGCGACACATCACAGTATTTTGTGTTGGATAATGCAAAAATACTTGGTTTGCGTGTGGGTAACACATAAGGGGGGCAGACATGAGCCTATTTCAGAAGATAAAAGATTTTTTTAACCGTGGGAGGTATAACATGACAACAGCAAATCTAAGTAGCATTCTAGATCATCCAAAAATCGCTGTGACCCAAGAGGAATTTCGCCGTATTCAGCATAATCTGACTTACTATCAATCTAAATTTGAAGATATTGAGTATATCAATACGGATGGAGACAGAAAGCGCAGAAAGATGCAACACTTGCCGATCGCACGCACAGCAGCCAAAAAGATTGCCAGCCTTGTTTACAACGAACAAGCAGAGATTTCAGCAAAAGATGAAACACTGAATAAGTTCTTGAATGATATGCTAGGTAATGACCGCTTTAACAAGAACTTTGAGCGGTATTTAGAGAGTGCATTGGCACTTGGTGGGCTAGCTATGAGGCCTTATATTGACGGAGATAAAGTTAGAGTGGCATTTATTCAAGCACCAGTATTTTTGCCACTGCAAAGCAACACGCAAGATGTATCAAGTGCTGCCATTTTAACAAAGACTATCAAATCAGAGGGTAAAACTAATGTGTATTATACTTTAGTCGAGTTCCACGAGTGGGTTACTAAAGATGGTAGCGAGATAGGAAGTACAAAGGATAAGAACTTATACCGTATCACTAATGAGCTGTATAAATCAGATACAGGTGAATCGCTAGGTCAGAGAGTCAACTTACAAGAACTCTACCCAGACCTAGAGCCAGTAACGGTATTAAAAGACCTATCACGATCGTTGTTTACTTATCTGAAAACGCCAGGTATGAATAATAAAGATATTAACTCACCACTTGGCCTATCAATTTTTGACAATGCCAAAACCACTATTGACTTTATCAATCGCACTTATGATGAATTTATGTGGGAAATCAAGATGGGGCAAAGGCGCGTGATTGTACCAGAGCAGCTAACGCAACTCAAAGTGCAAGATACCCACGGTAATATCGCTTTCAAACACCGTTTTGATGTTGAACAAAATGTGTATATGCAAGTAGGAGCTGGTGACATGGATAGCGGCAATATTGTTGACCTCACAACGCCTATTAGGTCATCTGATTACATTTCTGCTATTTCAGAGGGGCTGAAACTCTTTGAGATGCAGATAGGGGTATCTAGTGGCATGTTTACCTTTGACGGTCAAGGAGTCAAGACAGCGACCGAGATTGTCAGCGAAAATAGCGATACTTACCAGATGCGCAACAGCATTGTTGCACTGGTTGAGCAGTCTATTAAAGAGCTTTGTGTATCTATGTGTGAACTTGGTAAGGCAGTTGGTCTGTACAAGGGGAACATTCCAGAACTTGATGATATTTCAGTTAATCTGGATGATGGGGTCTTTACTGATAGACATGCGGAGCTTGATTACTGGATGAAGATGGTAGCAGCTGGCTTTGCAACACAGAAAAGAGGTATTGCCAAGACGCTGAACGTCACGGAGGATGAAGCAGAGAAAGAGCTTGCTGAAATCAATGGAGAATTACCGCCTGAAAATGATGCTGAACTAGCGCTGTATAACAACCATAAGAGGGTAGAAGATGGAGAAGAACAAAAGGCCGATAACACTTAATGATCAGCAGTTTTCTCTGCAAATGCAGGGCGTGAGCGATATTTACGCTAAAATGCAGATTGAGCTATTTGACAGCATGATTAAACGCCTAAAAAAGCGCGGTAGTGCTGACTTGCAAGAAAATCCGTATGTATGGCAACTAGAAAAACTCAATGATATGCACATGTTGAACGATAAAAACCTAAAAACAATATCAGAGCGTACAGGTATTGCTGAAAGCCTGTTAAGAAATGTTATTGCCAATGAGGGGTTGAAGGTCTATAAGGACACTAAACAGCAGCTTGAAGAAGATTTAGGGCGCGTGCATAGCGGTATTGTTAGAAATGGCGTTACAGATGCATTAGAAGCCTATACATCACAAGCTATTGAAGACCTCAATCTTATCAATACAACATTACCTAAAAGCATTCAAAATGTCTTTAAATCAATAGTAGAGCAGACAGTTGCTAATGTGGTAGCTGGTACTAAAACAAGTGATAGGGCTTTGCATGAGACTATTATGGGTTGGCAGAAAAAAGGCTTTACCGGTTTTACAGATGCAGCAGGTAGGGAGTGGAGAGCTGATAGCTATGCACGCGCTATCATCAAAACAACGACTTACAGAGTGTACAACGAAATGCGAACTAGACCGGCGGAAGAATTGGGTATTGATACATTTTACTACTCTATCAAGCGCACAGCGCGGCCAGCGTGCAGCCCGATTCAAGGTAAGATTGTTACTAAAGGTGAAAGTCGTACAGAAAATGGCACAAAAATCTATTCATTGTACGATTATGACTATGGCACTGCTGGTGGCTGTCTTGGTGTCCATTGCGGGCATTACTTAACACCTTTTATTATTGGTGCTAATGAGTTGCCAGACCTACCAGACTATCTAAAGAACCTTACACCAGAGCAAGCAGAAGAAAACGCACGCATAGAAGCTAAACAGAGAGCATTAGAGCGAGCTATTAAAAATCACAAGGAGCGCTTGCACTATGCCAATACTATGAATGATGATGACTTTATACAAGCTGAAAAACTAAAAGTCAGAATGTATCAGAATAAAATCAGAAATCTTGTGGATAACTATGATTTTCTGTATCGAGATTACAGCAGAGAAAAGTTATACACATAATCTAGCGTTGCCATGTGCAGCGCTTTTTTGTTTGTCTAAAACCGTAAAAAATCCCATCTAATCAAAGGTATATTGAGAAAGTAAATAATATTTTGCTTGAGGTGGGAGTTATCCACCTAAAAAAGAACTAGGAGGGTATAAATGGCATTTACGACAGAAGAACTACTCAAACTTGGATTGACAGAAGAACAGGCTAAATCAGTCTTTGCCTTGCGAGGAAAAGAGCTCAACGAGGACAAATCAGCCTTGGAAACTATCACCAAAGAGCGAGATAGTCTGAAGAACCAGTTGCAGAATGCAGAGGCACAACTTGAAAATATGAAGGCAGATGCAAATACAAGTGCTGAGCAAAAAGAGGCTCTTGATAAGTTGCAGGCTGAATATGACAAGTACAAAGCAGATGCAGAAGCTGAACTGGCCAAAACAAACAAGGTGAACGCTATCAATCTTGCTTTAAAAGATACTAAGGCACACAATCCAGCAGCATTGATGAAGTTTATTGATGTAGATGCTATTGAGCTTGATGATAATGGTAAACCGAAACTTGATGAAATTATCAACGGGCTAAAAGAAAGTGATCCTTATCTTTTCCAAACAGAGGATGACAGCAATACACCAAATCCAACAATCGTAACACAAGGAAATCCAGCAGCAAATGGTGCAGGAAAGACTGACCCATTCCAAGCAATCATTGATGGTTACGGTAAATAAAAGAAAGGAGATTAGTAATGCCAGCTAATCAAAATAATTCAGCCCGTCGTTATGAGAAACAATATGCGGGTATTTTGCAAACTGTATTTGGTGTCCGCGCAGCATTTACAGGAGCTTTATCACCTATCCAAATCTTAGATGGTGTACAAGAAAACTCCAAAGCTTTTTCTTTGAAAACTAACAATACACCAGTTGTTATTGGCGAGTACAAAACAGGCGCAAATGATGGCGGTTTTGGAGACGGTACAGGAGCAGGTTCACGTTTCGGTGAATTAACTGAAATTAAGTATGAAAATACAGACGTTGAGTATAGCTATACACTTTCTATCCACGAGGGGCTTGACCGCTATACTGTCAACAACGACTTACAGGCTGCCATCGCCGACCGATTGAAATTACAATCAGAAGCGCAGACACGCCAAATGAACAAACGTATTGGTAAATATCTGTCTGATAGTGCAGGCAAAACAGAAGCGCTTGCTGACTTTACAGAGGAAAAAGTAAAAGCCCTGTTTAATACAGTAAATGCTTATTACATCAATCAAGAAGTCACTGCACCAATTACTATTTATCTACGTCCAGAACTTTACAATGCGATTATTGATATGACAGCCAATACATCTGCTAAAGGGTCAAGTGTATCTATTGATAACAATGGTCTTGCACGTTACAAAGGCTTTGCTTTAGTAGAGACCCCAGCACAATACTTTGACACAGGCGTTGTAGCTGTATTCTCACCAGATGGCATCATTATTCCATTTGTTGGTATTTCAACAACTCGTACTATTGAAGCAACAACATTTGATGGTGTGCAGTTACAAGCGGCAGCTAAAGGTGGTACTTATGTCTTAGATGATAACAAGAAAGCTATTGTCAAAGTGACCGGAACGATCGTATAGGAGGTAAATCATGACACTATATAAGGCAACTAAGAACCTTGTTTTTACAAGTCTTGACCAATCTGCCATTGTTGACGAGGTTATTGAGCTTGACCCAGAATACGCTAAAAAGGTCAATGAAGACCTCAAACTGACATTTCCAGATGTTGCTGCTGTTCTGGTGCTTGCTGATGGGGATGAGTCAGTGGAAGATAAGCCCGCTGATGAGGATAAACTTAAAAAGCCAGGTCGCAAGAAAGTCGATGCAAAAGCATCAGAGGATGCAGCTGAATAAATAAGGGGTGGCAACACCCTTTGTTTTTAAGGGAGGTTACACATGACTTATTTAACAAAAGATGAATTCATCGGTCTAGGTTTTGATGATGTATCTGACTTTGACAAGTTAGCAAAGCGGGCAGAGGTCGCCATCAATCTCTATACTCAAGGCCTTTATCAAAGGCACATTGATTTTGATAAAGAAGCAGATTACCGAAAACAGGCGGTAAAACTTGCTATGGCCTTTCAAATCGCTTATCTGGATGTTTCAGGTATCACAACAGCTGATGACAAACAAGCTATGACAAGTGTTTCCATCGGCCGCACATCCATCTCCTACCGCAAGTCTCAAAATGGATCGGCTGGTCAGCGGTTCAACCTTTCGCTGGATGCTGAGAACATTTTGAAGCAAGCAGGTTTTAGCCTCGTTACAGCTGTTGACTATGATAGATAAACGTTTATTGCAAGATGCTATTACTGTCCGAAAGGTTGCGGACAAAAACGATTTTGGAGATGAGAGTTATTCCGATCCATTGAGTGTTAAACCAGTAAGGTTTGATAGGTCAGTGAGTGTCGTTGGTACTAACAACTCTAAAACGAGGCAGAAAGCAGGAGTTATCTATATTTATCCAAAATTTGCAAATGTGACGGTTGATGATAGTTGGCTGGGTGCAATTGTGAATGATGGAGCGCGTGATTACACCGTCACAGGTTATCAACCCAATTATCTTAATGGTAAAGTCTTTAGCTATGAAGTCGAGGTGATTTGATGGCTGATGTCAGAGTAGTTGTTGACCTCGGTGGTGTTGAACGTAAAGTGTCACCAGAAAATTTAAAACGTGGTAAGTTAGCCGCCGCTAGCCAAGCAAAGCTAATAATGATTCCGTATATCCCTATGAGAGGTGGAGATCTGAGAGCATCTGGCCGTGTTGAATCTAACGGGGATGTCAGTTATAACACAGTTTATGCTAGAGCCCATTTTTACGGAACTAATGGAATTGTAGTCTTTAGAAGATATACGACCCCTGGAACTGGCAAGCGTTGGGATAAGCCATTAAAGGCCAATGTTGAACAACTAAAACGAGTCGCTATTAGAGCAATGGGGTTGAGATGATGATGCAAGATAACAAAAACTTTCAGGATGTGCTGTTAGCACATATCAATAAAATCGATACTCTGCCGATGAAAGCACGCCTCGATTATTTCGAGGATGATAAAGATGATTTAGTCATCAATGCTTTACCTGGAGGTTCGATTGATAAGCAGTACATGGACGGCACTAGAGAAGTGTCGCTGCCGTTTGAAATTGCTGTTAAATGTAAGAGCAATCAAAAGGCTAGTGATACGATTTGGCGAATCAATGGAGACTTATCAGGTTTTGATATCGAGCTACCTAGCACAGATAACACTTATACTTTTCTTTCTCTCGATGTTGGGAAACCAGGCATCGTTGGAAAAGATGAACAAGGTTACTTTGTCTATACCTTGCAAGTGACCGCTAAATTAGAAATCGCAGGAGGATAAATACATGGCACGTCAAAAAAATGCCAAGCGCAAACACTTAGTAGCGCCATTTGACCCAAGTAAAGCAGAGACTGTACCGGCTGATAACGAATTTTTCCCATTGGCCAAGTATATCGAAAGTATCGAAGATGATACTGATGAAGAAACAGATGACAAAGGCTATTACGATGGCGATGGCACAAAAGAAGAAACTGTCACATCAGTTGCTGGTGCTTACACAGCTGAGGGTATCTATGATGCCGAAGATAAGGCGCAGGCACTTATCGCAAATATGAAGTACAAGACTGGTGATGGCCGCCGTTTGTGGCACCGTGTGATTGAGTCTAATGGCAAGAAATCACTCACTCAAGTAGCAAATGCTTCTGAAATCAAAGCTGGCTCTGGTGATGCAACAGATTATGAAGAATTTAGTTGCAAACTCAAATGGATCAAAGCGCCAATCGAAAAAGCTATCACAATCTAAAAAAGTAATTGGAGGAAATAGAAAGCATGGCACGTACTTATAACTTTGGGAATCTCAAGGATGTTACGACATTCAATATTGGAGATGTCACCCTTGAATTTCAACCAACGGATGAAAAGAGCGAGCTTCTTGAGAAGAAATCCGCTGAATTAAAGACAAAGGCTGAGCAGATTGATGAATCTGGTACGGAATGGGAATTGCGGAAAGAACTCAAAGACTTGCTAGATGAATTTTTCACAGCAACTTTTGATGGCGAAGCACCACAAAAACTTTATGATGCTTGTGGCCAGAATACAATTTCTTATCTCAAACTGTTCTTGCAGATCGCTGATGCTTTGCGAGAAGTCAACGAAGAACGACAAAACGATGAAGCATTTAAGAAGTATCTTGCTGAATAATGTTTGATATTTCCAAAAGAATGGATGACAGGCTGGTACTCGGTGATACAGAGTATCAGCTTTTCTTATCGTTTGATCGTGTACTGTGGGTCTTTGATATGTGGAGTAAAGAACATATCCCACCGCATCTAAAACCTAAATTAGCGCTAGCCAAGTTGACCGAAGATGAAAGTTTTAAAGACATGGACACACAAGAGGCTTTAGCAATCTATGAAGAAGTGTTTAGAAAACATATACAGGTCGCAAAAGCTGTTGATGAGGTTGATAGATATGATATCGAGGGTAATGTATTGCCTAAAAAGCCAAAAGAGCAGTCAGACGGTAACGAGAAACCTTTGTTTTCAATCAAATATGATGGTGAGTACATTTTTTCATCGTTTATGCAAGCTTATCAAATTGATTTGATTGAAGAACAGGGGAAGTTGCATTGGCAGAAATTTAACGCTTTATTAGCTGGTCTGCCAGATGGCACTAAATTTGTTGAAGTTATGAAAATCAGGGCATGGAAACCTCAAAAGGGTGAAGATCCCAAAGAAAAACAAAGAATGCGCAAATTACAAGAAGAATATGCGCTACCAGATATTTAAGAAAGGGGGTATTAAATGGCTTCTGATGGAAAAGTAACCATTACCATTGATTTAGATAGTACAAAGGCTAGAGGTGAAGTAAAATCACTGAAAAGTCTATTTAGTGGATTAAGTGAGAGCGGGTCGAAGCTTGGCTCAGTGTTTAAGTCTGTTTTAGGTGCTAACCTCGTTAGCTCAGCTATCACATCCGGTATAGGTATGGTTGGCTCTGGCATCCGTGAAATGGTCGGAGAGTTGAACAGCTCGCAAAAAGCCTGGAAGACCTTTGAGGGGAATTTGCAAGCCTTTGGTCGCTCTTCTGACGAAATAAGAAAAGCGAAGACTGAGATGCAGGACTTTGCAACCAAGACGATCTATTCCGCTTCGGACATGGCAAGCACCTACTCTCAACTGGACGCAGTCGGTACTAAGAATGTTGGTAGTCTGGTTAAGGCATTTGGTGGGCTTGCAGCCTCAGCGGAAAACCCAGCCCAAGCCATGAAATCACTATCTACTCAAGCTACTCAGATGGCAAGTAAGCCTAAAGTAGCCTGGATGGACTTTAAAATCATGATGGAGCAAGCTCCTGCTGGTATGGCAGCAGTTGCTAAAGAGATGGGGATGTCTACCGCTGAGCTGGTATCAGCTGTTCAAGATGGCAAAATCAAGACAGAGGATTTCTTTGACGCTATGAACCGTGCAGGGAACTCTGACGCTTTCCAGAAGATGGCTACTGAGTTCAAGACGGTTGATCAAGCTATAGACGGGGCAAAAGAGAGCCTTTCTAATAAGCTCATGCCAGCGTTTGAAAAACTTAATGCATTTGGGATTAAGGCGGTCAATGCCCTGTCTAACGCTCTAGAAAAAATAAATTTCGGCAAGCTGGCTGATGGTCTAGGAAAATTCCTTGAGAGTATTGATGTAGAGAAGATTGTAGCAAAAGTTAGCAGCACTATCTCAAACCTAGCAGGAAAAGTTAAGGCCTTTTGGACTGCCTTTGCTAACACTGGGGCGGTATCTGCCTTTATCAGCGCTATCCAGAGTATTGCAGGAGCTATTGGTCATATCTGGAATAGTCTAACCGCTTCAAACGAGCTAAACATTCTTGCTAGCGTCCTTGGGAATGTGGTAAAGTGGCTTTCTCAGGCTGCAACTGTAGCAGCTAACTTTATCAGTTCGCTGCCGGCTGGAGCAATTCAGGCAATAGTAGGCGGTTTGATTGGTTTAGTTGCTGGATTCAAAACCTTTAACTTTTTAAAATCCTTTAACCCCTTTAACATCTTCAAAAGGAATGCAACAGAAGCTGCAAGCGGAGCAGCTGAAGCTATCACGCAGGGACGGTCTAAAATCGCTCAGATTTTGAGTAGCTTGAGCTCCGTTATCAGTTCTATCGGAGGAGCGGTCAAATCTGCTGCAACCGGCATAGGTGTCGGTATCAAGGCGGCATTAAGCGGGCTGTCACAAGTCATCTTAGCCTTTGGCGCAGCCTTGCAAACTGCAGGCGTGGCCAATATCCTGGCTTTCGGTGGAGCTATTGCTATTGCAGCGGTTGGAATTGGCGCGGGGGTTGCGATTATAGCCGCAGGTTTCGCACTTCTGGCCAGTCAAAGCCAAGGAGTAGCAACTATTATCAATGCTGTCGGTGAAGCTTTTGCCACAGTAGCAACAGCTATCATTGGAGCCTTTGCGCAAGCGATCGTCACGGTTGCGGGAGTTCTTCCTACTGTCACCTCCGCACTTGCAGAACTTGCCCCCCTAGTTGTGGCTTTTGGGCAAGCGTTCGCTGCCGCCGCTCCATTTGTCACATCTCTTGGGGATGCTATAACCTCTATTATTTCCGTGTTGCCACCAGTGATTGACGCATTTAGCCAAGGCGCGGCAACCATCATTGATGCTGTCACCCCGATTGTTGACATAGTGGGTAATGTGTTTGTTTCGGTTGCTCAAATAATAGCGGATGTAGTTGTGCAGATTGTGCAAGCTCTTGCGCCATTTATGCCCGCAGTCTCGGAAATGGTGCAATCGCTCGCTCCCGTCTTGCAGTCGATTGTTGAAGCTTTCACAGCGTTAATCAACCAAATATCGCCGATAATTGATAGCATAGCCAATCTATTCACGAGCCTAGGCGATTCCATCAAAACCGTATTAGATGGCGCTAAAGGTGTGATAGAGGGGTTCGGGAATGCTGTTAAATCTATCCTTGATGGCATAGCTGGTATTTTCGACTCGATTGGTAATGCAGCCTTGAACGCTGGACGAGGTTTTAAACTGCTGGCACAAGGTGTAGTTATGATAACTAACACTAAGTTAGGAGACATGGCAGCCAGCTTGGCCGCCGTAGCTACTGGCGTCGGTGCAATCTCAGCAGTTAGCGGCGGCATGGCTAGCGCTGGGTCAGGGATGAAGTCACTGGGTCAAGGGATGGTGATGGTCAGCACAGCAGGAACAGGAGCATCAGGAGCTCTTGGGGCTCTTGCTGGTATTGTGCCCACTGTATCCTCTACCCTATCCGCTTTGGGCCCTACCATAGCCGTAGCAGGCGCAGCTATGCGGACATTCGCTGCATCTGCTGTCGCGTCATTTATTGGTCTGTCCGCGTCCGCCGGACACCTGACAGCTTTTAATTCAAGCCTTACATCTCTTCAAAGCGCTATAGCAACAGTAAGCGCATCTGTAACGATGTTTGGTAGCTACTTGTTGAGTATGACGAACCATGTGATAAATGCTTCGACAAACATTTTGAGGCTTGGAACGGCAGTCTATCAAATGCAGGCAGCCTTATATCAAACTTCAAGCGCCACACTATCTGTCGGGCAGTCTCTTCTCGCTCTAAAATCCATGGCATCTTCCGCTATGTCAGGTATGGTCGCAGCTATTGGATTGTCTATGGCTCAAGCACAAGCGATTATCCGCCGAGCAAGCCAAGAATTCGTTAGATCCATTGCTAGCATAATCCCGCTGATGAAACAAAGCGGGATGCAAGCAGGTCAAGGGTCAGGACAAGGAGTAAGTGCTGGAATTATGTCAACCATTGGTCTAGCAGTTGCAGCCATGAACGCTATGATTGCTGCTGTTCGTTCTGCCGGTCTATCTGGAGTAGGTTCTATGCATTACATAGGAGCTATGATTGGTCAAGGGTTGGCTCAAGGGATGTACTCGGCTTTAGGTGCTGTAACAGCGGCAGCTAATGCCTTAGTAGCGCAAGCTGAGAGAGCAGCGCAAGCCAAGGCTAAAATTCATTCGCCATCACGGCTATTTCGGGATAATGTTGGTCGTTATATTTCGCAAGGTGTTGCAGTCGGAATCTTAGCGGATGCTTACAAGGTAGATGATGCCATGGGTAACATGTACGACCAAATCCAATCATTTAACTTTAAAGCAGAGGATGTGATAGGTGTTGGTAAATCTAAGCTGTCTAAAGTGGTGCAGATTAAATCTGATCTTGAGAATGCGATCAAAGCTAAAGTGGAATCCACCAAAGATAAAGCTAATGAACTGGTTGAAAAGGCTCTTGATATTGCTGAGAGAGCGGTAGAACGACCAGTAGAAACATACTTAGATGGTGATACTTTAGTTGCAAGAACCGGTGATAGACAAAGAGCTTATCAAGAAAGGCAAACGAAAATTTATAACAGGATGAGAGGGATAGATAAATGATAAAAGAAATGACATTCAACGGTGTTGACTTGTCACGTTTTTTGAGAATTACAGATATTATCCGCCCCATTGGTAACAAAAGGAGCGTATCAGTTGATAGCGCTCCTTTATTAGGGGTTAATATCCAGCAAGTGAAACGTGGTGAGAAAGAACATACTATCAAGTTTGATATGAAAACAATTGATGGTACTGCTATGGAACAACTTAAGCATGATTTGGCTGGTGTCTTGAATGTATTAGAACCAGTCAAGATCACTTACGGAGATGAGCCAGACAAATACTATATGGGAATGCCAGTAGATGATATTACACCAAGCAACATCACTCGATGGTTTCAGCGTTCAGAGTTTAAAATTATCATTCCAGACGGTGTAGCTCATAGTACAGCTTATAAAAAGTTTGACAGCTTTTCTAATGCGACTATTTCATCGGATAAGATGGTTTTTAACCTGAGAAACAATGGTACAGTAGATGCTTATCCAATTGTAACCGTCAAGCATAATGCAGAAAATGGCTATGTTGGTCTGGTTAATTCTAGTGGAGCTATGGAAATTGGTAACAGAGAGGAAACGGACTTACAGAGCTATAAGCAATCAGAAATCTTATTTGATTACGTCACAAATAACGGCATTACAAAAGGATTTGCTGCAGCAAGAAAAGAATCTGGAGCTCTCAGAATTGAAAATAACTGGGGAAGGCCACACTTAGCTCTAGTTCCAGGTAATAGCTCTGGAACAATTGCCTGGGAAATTCCTGTCGATAGTTCTGGCCAAAGAGGGGCATTGAATGACTATCTTTGGTGGCGGCAAATTTGCTGGCTCGGAGCAGGGAATCAAATGGGGCTCATGAAAATAAACTTTGTGGATGATGCCGGAAGATTTATCTATGGGGTAGAGACTTATAAAAGATGGTTCGGATTGGAATGTGAATATAATTTTTTAGTTCGTGGAGATGGTGCTCCTCGATTAGTGAAGAAATGGAATTTTACAGGCACACATCACGACCATCACAACCCGTTTAATGCAGAGCGGGGCTGGTCTGATATCCAGCGCCGTGATGATGTCGTTCAGGTCTTTTGGTGGGGAACTTATCCTCAGTTTCATGTGCCAGAGATAAAAGGTATTAAAACCGCTAAAATTCAAGTCATTATTGCATCTATAGGAAATAATCCTATGATTAGTCACTTATACTTGGATAGTATCATCTATAGAAAAGATTTTGTAACAGGTATCAGAGATATTCCTAATCGCTATCGTATGGGGTCATCTGTTGTTATCAATAGCGAGGATGATACTGTTTTTGTGGACGGAAAGCCAGAGATGGGGGATGTCGTAGATGCCTCTAAGTGGGTTGCTATTCCGACGGGAGAATCGACTTTAGAGGTCTATTTTTCTAGCTGGTGCAAAAGGAAGCCGGATGTAAAAATCGAGTTTGAAGAAAGGTGGCTATAATGCTCTTAACTATCCATGATGCAAATTTGAGAAAAGTGGCGTTTGTTGATAATGACAAACAAACAACGCTGAATTATTATGATGATACTTGGACAAGAAACCTTGAAACAGGATCATCAACGTTTGAATTTACAGTCTTTAAGAAATCAATCAAATCAGATACGATCTCACAGAGAGCATACAACCTATTGAATGAAAAGGCCTTTGTATCTTTCAAATACAAGGGTAAAAGCTATGTGTTTAGCGTTATGACCGTTGAAGAAGATGAGCAAACAATCAAGTGTTACTGTGAAAACTTGAATCTAGAGCTTATCAATGAGTATGCCAATCCGTACAAGTCAGATAAGGCAATGTCTTTTGTAGAGTATTGCAATGCAATGGATCTGTTGAACTTTACCCATCTGTCTGTCGGCATCAATGAGATTTCAGATCGAAAACGCTCGCTTGAATGGGAGGGGCAAGATACAAAATTAGCCCGTCTTTTAAGTCTGGCCAAAAAATTTGATGCAGAGATTGAGTTTGATACTCAATTGAATGCAGATAGCTCTATCAAGTCATTTAAGGTTAATGTCTATCACGAGAATGATGATACTCATCAAGGGATTGGTCAAGTTCGCAATGACATCCAACTAACTTATGGGAAAAACCTAAGATCAATTAAAAGAAAGATTGATAAGACCGGCATTTATACAATGCTTGTGCCAACTGGTAAGCGCACCGTCAAGAATGACAAGGGCGAAGAAGTTGAGGAAGTTGTAACTATTGGCAGCTTAACCCCTGCTTATTCGGAAAATAATAAAGACGGGGTTCGTGAGTTTTATCAAAGTGGTAATGGTCTTTATGCCCCTATTGCTGCTCAAATGTACCCATCAACATTTACATCTGGAACACAATCTGATCAGTGGATCAGAAAGGATTTAGAAGTTGATAGCGATAATCCATCAGTGATCCGAGCTGCTGGTGTAAGAAACCTAAAGAAAAATGCCTATCCAGCACTAACTTACGAAATTGATGGGTTTATTGATGCTGATATTGGCGATACTATCAGGATTTATGATAGTGGGTTTGCTCCTGTGCTTTTTGTTAAAGCAAGAATTTCTGAACAGAAAATTAGTTTTACAAATTCAACTAGAAACAAGACAACTGCATCAAACTTTAAGGCACTAGAAAACAGCTTATCAGATAGCATTCAAGCAGCACTGGAACGTTTCCTTGAGGCCACAAAACCATACTCAATCAAGCTAGCAACAGATAACGGGATTGTCTTTAAAAACAATGCTGGACAAACAGTCATCACTCCAACTCTATTCAAGGGTGGAAAACCTATTTCTGCTAACGTAACTTGGCGTTGGTCACTTGATGGCAATGCGTCAGTAGGCATGACTTATCTCGTTAAGGGTGAAAATATAACTGGCACAGCGACTCTGGCAGTGGTTGCTTACATTGGAAACGATGAGGTGGCAACAGACGAAATCACATTAGTTAACGTCAATGATGGTCAGAACGGTCGGGATGGAGTCAAAGGCGATAAGGGAGACAAGGGGGAAACTGGCCCTCGTGGTTTAACTGGATTACAGGGAGAGAGAGGAGAAAGAGGAATCCAAGGGCTACCTGGAGCTAACGGGAAATCTAGCTATACCCACATTGCCTATGCTACTCTGGCCTTTTTATGTAACGAGGGTCGAAATTTCACCCTTACAAAAAACTCGGTCGTCAGATTTGGAAAAAATGACAGCTGGCATTACAAAGAATTTGCTCCTGGAACTTACGTAGCTAGTACGGCAAATTGGGGAAAAGGGGATCCAGCACGAGACATCCCAAAAGTTGCTGAGTTAGTTGGTGATTTTAGTATTTCTAACAATTCTGGTCGAACTCATATAGGAATTTATGTAGACGATAAAGAGAATGATAGCACTGATCCCTCTAAGTATCGCTGGGCACTTATTAAGGGGGCGGATGGAGCTAAAGGAACTCCCGGAGCAAAAGGTGAAGATGGTCGTACTCCATACTTGCATATCGCCTATGCTATTAACGCTAATGGTACTCAAGGATTTAGCGTTTCTGATAGCACTGGAAAGTTATATATCGGCACATACACTGACTATACCGTAGCTGATAGCACAGACCCAGCTAGGTATAAGTGGACACTCATTAAAGGCGATAAGGGTGATACTGGTCCCAAAGGTGATACAGGAGCCAGAGGCCCTCAAGGTGAACGCGGTATTCAAGGCTTGCAAGGCCCCAAGGGCGACCAAGGCATACCTGGTGCTAAAGGTGCAGATGGTCGCACCCAATATACCCACATTGCCTATGCAGATAATCCTACTGGCGGAGGTTTTAGTCAGACAGACCAAAACAAAGCATATATTGGCATGTATCAGGACTTTATTGCTACGGATAGCAAAAATCCCGCTGACTATCGCTGGAACAAATGGAGAGGTTCTGATGGCGCGCAAGGAATACCTGGTAAGCCCGGAGCAGATGGTAAGACTCCTTATGTGCATTTCGCTTATGCCAATAGCGCAGATGGTCGGACTGATTTCAGCACCACACAGACAGGTAACAAGCGCTACCTTGGCACATACACTGACTATACCGTAGCTGATAGCACAGACCCAGCTAGGTATAAGTGGGTGGACATGGTTGGAAATTTAAAAATCGGTGGGGTAAATCTGCTGAAAGGCGGTAAAGGCCCATTTAAGCCCGATAAAAAACCGGGAAATTTCGATAATAATTTTTTATATCACAATGAAACCGAAATATATTTAAAACAAGGAGAAACATATATCATTTCAGCAGAAACCGATGGTGTATTTTCTAGCAACCATTCGCCAAATACAGAAAGTGATCTTGTCGTTCTTTGGCTCATGAATAAGTCTGTTACGATTTATCAAATCGTTTCAAATTCTGACACAGCGGGAAAAGGAACTATCTTTGTTTGGACAAATCAGACCGGTGTATATCATTTAAGGGTGAACACCTATCATAAGTCGGCTGTTAAGAGTGCATGGAATGTGCAAGTTGAGAAAGCTACGATAAGAACTGATTTCTCTGAATCTCCTGAAGATACTCAAGAGGCTATCAATTCTAAAGCAGACCAAGGTTTGACTCAGGAGCAATTAAACAAACTGGCAGAGCGTGATAATGTTTTAAAAGCTGAGTTGGAAGCAAAAGCAGCCTTGTCTGTAGTCGAAAAATGGATAAAAAAAATCCAAAACCTCACAGCAGTTGAGGAGGCGGGGAGAAAGAGCGCAGAGGCAGCAATAACTAAAGCTAGTGAACGGATGATAGATCTCCAGCGAAAAGTCGGTGAGTTACAGACTGTTACTGAGTTTGTGAATACTTACATGAGCCAGTCTGATGAGGGATTGATTGTCGGTCGTAAAGATGGATCATCTAAAGTTTTGGTTTCTCACGACAGAATTTCTTTTGTGTCAGGAGGCAAAGAGGTGGCATCTATTTCTCAAGGGGTGCTTAAAATTGATAACGGTGTATTTGTAAAGAGCTTGCGGATTGGTCGTTTTGTGACTATGCAAGATCCAACCAACCCAGACCGTAATTTAACAATGTATGTAGGAGGTGCCTAATGGCAAGAAGTAATTTTAGTGGCGCTTGGGGCCATAACTTACAGCTAGAGATTGTCTCTGGATGGAATAAGGCGAATGAAGCTGGTAATTTCTCGGTCGTCAATGTACAAGTCAAACTGATAGCAAATGGCTATGCGGCTATCTTTGGCAGCTATCCCCGCACGCTGTCGCTTAATATCGGCGGTATCCAGGACAATGTACAGGTAGATGTCGGTATCTCACAGGGGCAGACTAAGCCACTTTTTGCTAAAGATTACCAGGTGCCGCACAATTCAGACGGTACAAAATCTATCACTATGACGGCCAGCCTAGGCATTAACATCAGCAACTATGGTTCAGCCTCGGCATCAGAGGGGCTGACCTTGGCCAATATCCCCAGAGGCAGCTCTGGTGGTGCTGTGGATGCTGTGATTGGTCAGCCGGTACTGTTGACTATCAACCGTCAAAATAATAATTTCAGACATTCAATCTGGGTGCAATATGGCAATTATAATAAAAAAATTGCTGGCGATAATGTGGAAACTAGCTTCTCCTGGATACCCGAAATGTCCTTATGTGAGCAGACCCCGAACGCAACCAGCGGGTTTGGGACGATAACCTATATCACCTATAACAACGGTGCAGAGGTTGGCAGGGATATTCAACGGTTAGAATTGACTGTCCCTGATAATGTTAAACCGACACTATCAAGTCTGAGTGTAACAGATACTAATACGACTGTTGCACAGCTTCTCAAACCAAATCACTTTATCCGTGTTTTGTCTAGCATTAGGGTAAACTTAGGACAATCTGCAGGGGCTTATGGCTCTACTATTGTTAGCTATCACGCAGAGATTGTGGGCAAACCTCACTCCGTGGATAAAAATGGTGGTACACTTGGCAATATGGACTTTGCCGGTCAGGCCACTATCCGGGCGACGGTCACAGACAGCCGGGGACGGGTCAGCGCACCAAAAGATCTGACTATCACCGTCCTGGATTACCATCTGCCGCAGATTAGTTTTGATGTCCGGCGGGTCGGGGCTAATGCGGATCAGTTGCAAGTAACCCGTAATGCGCAGATCGCACCTCTAACGATTGATGGCGTGCAGAAAAATATCATGAAGCTGCGCTTTAAGGTTGCGCCTTTTGCCACGGATAAATTTACAGAGGATACCGGCCCAGCAAGAGGAGACTTTACCACGATTTCCTCTCTGGTCAATTCTGCCGCTAATCTGGGGAATAAGTACCCAGCGGATAAGTCTTATATCGTCATAGGGACGGTGGAGGACCGCTTCACTAGCTCCAGCTATCGCTTTGAGGTGCCGACTAGGGCGGTTGTGATGTCCATGGATCAGAACGGTGTGGGCGTGATGAAAGTCCGGGAGCGTGGCGCGCTGGATGTTGGCGGGGATATCTATGCCAATAACAAAGTTATCCAGCAGCATCAAATCACGATGCATAATGGCACAGCCATAAATGCTACGAGTGATTGGAATAATTACCAGATGACTGGCTTTTATATGGGGCACAAGCTTAAAAATGCCCCGAGTAAGTACGGCATGCACGGTTGGGTTTATGTACGGATAACTCGGCATAACGAAAAGTATATCTTACAGGAAGCCGTTGATTTTAACGGTATTATCTCTGCTTATCGGGTGATGTTAAATAGCGTTTGGAAACCCTGGCAGACCGTGGCCACAACAGCAGACTTGGAACCGCTCAAGCAACCGCCGATTATCAAAAAAGATACCGCCATGCCGCACGGCATGCATGCAACGTTAGTACGCAGCGGCAATCTTGTGACTGTCTCACTTAACCGGCGTATATCCACCATACCCAAGTATGAAAATGCGCTAATGAAAGAGACAATCCCGCTAGGTTATCGACCTATGCAAGATGTCAGCATGGTTGTCACAGCTAATGCAAATACAAATGTTTGGGGTACAGCTATTCTGCATTATAACAAAGCAGGAGAGATAAGACTTACAAACGGGGTCACGCAAACTTCCGTATGGCTAGGCACCGTGTCCTATGTCACAGATGATCCTTATCCTATAACTGAGTAAAAAATCCCTCATATTGAGGGAGATAATTAAATCATAAACAAATAAAGGAGGCGTAACTATGCTAAAAGTTACCAAAACACGACAAACCACCGCAGAATTTTATGTGACTGAAGACGAGCAAGAGCATCTTGTGAAAACAACTGTCATCAATACAGACAATAATGCGGTCTCTAATGTGATCGAAACGTTACATGATCCAGAGCTTTATGCTAAACACCGAAAAGATATGCGCAAAGATGAGCAAAATCTGCGAAATCTACGCTATCAAATCGAAGATGAAATCTTGGCGGAGCTTGACGCAGCTGGCAAAGCAGAAACAGCGTAGAGGTGGTAGATGCAAGAACCAGATGGACTTTGGGCGATTCTCAATGTCGTAAAGGATTTTTACGAAACAGGTATCGACGACCACTTTTTCGTATTCATTCTATTGGTACTAGTTGTGGCTGATGTCGTCACAGGATTTTGTAAAGCATGGGCACTTAAAAACTTTTCGAGTCGAAAAGCTCGAACTGGGATCGTGACCCACTCAGCAATTTTCGTTATTGCAGCAATCGGTTATCCATTTTTCCTCTTTGCCAATGCCGGCTCACTAGCTGATATGATTATAACAGCTCTTTGTGCAAGCTACGGTGCCAGCTTAGTGACAAATTTGGATATTTTAGGGCTTAAAATACCCTATGTTACCACGTTTATAAACGAAAGGGTCGATAACCACAAGAAAAAGGAGTGATATATGAAATTATCAAACTCACAGTATGATGTAGCAAAAAAGGCAGTTACAGTTGTTGTGCCAGCAGCTATCACGCTAATTACAGGGCTTGGCGCTCTGTATAAATTTGATACAACAGCTATTACAGGTACAATTGCTCTATGCGCTACGTTTGCTGGGACAGTGCTTGGTGTGTCAAGCAAAAAATATCAGGAAGAAAATCAATAAGGAGGTCTAGCATGAAAGCGATAGGCAGAGTGATTTTGTTGCTATTACTGATACCGTTAGTGTTTCCAATCGGATTTATTGCGATCATGCTTGACCCGTTTTTAGTATTATTAGAGGAGGAAAATAATGGCAACGACAAATGATGTAATTTTGTTTGCTAAGAATTTAGCTGATAATGGCATTGGGGTTGATCAAGATGGAGCATGGGGAACACAATGTGTAGACTTACCAAATGCTATCTCTAGTCAGCTTTTTGGCAAGGCTCTCTGGGGCAATGCTATTGATCTGCTTAACTCGGCAGCTAGTTTGGGCTACGAAGTTGAGTATAACGAGGCAGGAAATATGGACAGTAAACCTCGTGCTAGTGCGGTCTTCGTTATGGAGACAGTCTATATCTATGGGCATCCTTACGGTCATACAGGGGTTGTGATCGAGGATAGCGACGGCTATACCATGAAAACAATCGAACAAAACATTGATGGCAATGCAGACAGTCTGTATATCGGTGGCCCTGCTCGATACAATACCCGTAATTTTGACGGTGTGGTTGGTTGGTTCTATTTCCCGACAGACGACACTAGCTATACACCAGCTACGGCATCAGAGCCGTTCTCTGGTGAGGTAGAGATTCATGAAGAAAGTGGCACATTCACAGTAGAGGTTTCTGCTCTCAATGTCCGAATAGCTGCCGGCTTAAACGCCGAAATCGTAGCAGTCTATACAGCAGGCCAAGAAATCAATTATGATGGCTGGTGTGATAAAGATGGCTATATCTGGATCACATACATTGGTGGTTCAGGAAATCGTCGTTACGTAGCAGTTGGCCAATCAGAAAAAGGTCAGCGCGTGACAAGCTTTGGTAGTTTTAAATAAAAACGCAGCGGAAACTGCAAAAAATAATTTCTTAATTTAAATCTAAAAAAGAAAGAACCAATTGATCATCTAAACCTCTAGTTTGTCTAGAGGTTTTCTATTGGAATGGAAAATATAGAAAATGTCCGTTTAAACGGACATAGAGTATAATTACACGCCATAAAAGGGGGCAAAAAAGGGGCAAACTTTGTAAATAACCATGTCTTGTGAGGTGTTTGTTTGGGTGAAATATTATCGAAAAGATACTATCAGAAAGCTTTGTGTAAAACAGTGTATTCTCTGTCACAATGGGGTTAATCCGGCAGGGGACATTAAACAACACTTAAAACCCTTGATTAACAAGGGTTTTTGTTATATTTGACCCAAATCTGCCCCAAAAGTTTCGAAAATATTTCTTATTCGATTATGATTTTTTCTTCTTATATTTTTCTAGCAAAAGTAGGGTGTGCTGATCAAGTGGAATTTTTTCGGATGCTGCTTTTGGTTTTAGTAGATTTGAAGCCTGTATTAGTATGATAATCTCATGTTTTATTGACAGCTATATTTTTCGCTTGATTGTCTATATCGTCCCAAGTAAAGCCAAGGCACTCCCAAAATCGAACTCCAGTCACAGAAATTATATAAAGGATAAAATAGGACTTGTATTCTAACTTCTGGCTAGTAATTTCAAGTAATTTTAATATTTGAATTGGATCCTTGTCCTCCACATTATCAAGAATTTTTAGGTTTGCGTTGATCTTGTTTATCTTTGTCCAAATCTAAAATATCTTGTAGTAATTGCTCGTTATCATGACGCTCAATATACCATTTTTGCATAAGTAATTCTATAAACTTCAGCAACTTGTGAGCCTCATTCGGTTCGATATCCACTATAAGATTTATATCTTTTTCTGGATGGGCGCCAATGTTTCCAAGTTTTCGTAGAGCATCGAGTACATTTTTAGTGCTTGGGTCAACAGACTCTTTTAAAGCATCTATCTCATCTACTAACCTTGCTTTAGAAATTCCCCAAAAATCTCTAATCATTCCTTGTAGACAACGTCTAGAGAGGGTAGCAGAAGCTTTAGGGCTGAGATTTAAGATAGCGTGAGCTTCTTGATAATCACTCCTGATAGCCTGAGGAATGTAGTCTGGGTAGACTTTAGCAAGTGAAATTGGATTGAAGTGCATAATGCGATTTGGAAATTGACTACCAACGCCCACGATATCAATCGAAACTTTATGACAGTTTGGACAGTTTAGGCTTTGAATTAACACTTCATCTTTTTTTGATTCTGAAGTATTCTGGTGGGGGAAAGCATCTAAGAAATAGTGTCTCTTTTCTCGATAGGTATGTTATGATACGGAACAGGGGAACCGCAGAACAAGCAGAATAGTTTACTAGAATCCATAAGATTTCTCCAATCATTTTATTTTGATTATACCACATTTGAAAGGGGGTGAGGGGGGAACTTGAATAATAAAAAGCCTTGACCTACTTTACACTAGATCAAGACCTGCACACTTTGATAAGATTTCACAGTCGGTGTAAAGCGACTGGTTGAAACTTCGCTGGTCATGCGTCCAGCACTGCAATCAACGTGGTTTGGCTAGTCTTTGAATGCCGCCCGGTAGTTGTCTGTCAGTCCCGCTATAAGCAGAGCTGCAGTCCCTCTTATAGTCAGCGGCAGGCTCCGTGCAGTCTCACTCGCAGTAAAAACGTGTTGGTTACCTAGCCAAACTGAATCACTGAACCACAGTCCCCCTTCAAAAATTTTGCCAATTTGCATCAGCTCCTTTCTTATTAAGGATAATATAACCATATAATATTTTTAGAGAGGTTACATCGGTCCCAAGACTGATTTTTGGAGACGATCATGGAAGATAAAATCATCGAACTTGCTGATTACTTCATTAGTGAGAACACAACATACAGAGAAGCTAAAATAGCGTGTGAGAAGCTATTGAGACAAGTCAGCCATGAGATAGAACTCAGGGTGCTAGAAAGTAAATCGAGAGTATGAAATGAGATCAAGAAAATATCCGTACAAAACAATAAGACCCCTTCCATCAACGAAAAGGGTCAAGGATGTCATTAAACAATTACAAATCATCAAGTCGAGTTATCAGAATCCTAGTGAATGCATGAAGCCAAGAGTGAAAGCCTTAGCTGAACTCACTAGTGAAGATATTAGAGATTCCGATTTGGAATTTGCTCCATCAAAGCTTGTATCTCAACTTTGTGATTTACAATCATCTTTCTAAGATATTGATTAACGATTCTTAAAAAGAGAGTCGGATTTTAGTTTTGTTTGATTTCGATTTTCTTACTATAACTTTTTTGTAATTTCTAGTTGTATTTTTTAAAAATTCTGCTATAATGGTATAATATTTATTTAGGAGGAAGAGAATGAGCTATATTTTGGAAATTTTACCCAGTCTTCTAAGTGGAGCGGCAACTACCTTGCAGGTGTTTGCTTTGGTCTTGGTTTTTTCGATTCCTTTGGGAATTATGCTAGCATTTTCGATGCAAATTCGCTTGAAGCCCCTGCAATGGCTGCTTAATATTTACATTTGGATTATGCGCGGGACGCCGCTTTTATTGCAGTTAATCTTCATTTACTATGTTTTGCCAAGTATCGGCATTCGGCTAGATCGGATTCCTGCAGCGATTATTGCCTTTACATTAAACTATGCGGCTTATTTTGCGGAGATCTTCCGCGGAGGCATTTCTTCCATTCCGACTGGACAGTATGAGGCTGCGAAGGTTTTGAAATTTACTCCTGTTCAGACGATTCGCCTGATTATTTTGCCGCAAGTCGTAAAAATTGTGCTACCTAGTGTCTTTAATGAAGTCATGACTTTGGTGAAAGACACCTCTTTGGTTTATGCTTTAGGAATTTCAGATTTGATTTTGGCTAGTCGTACAGCGGCCAACCGAGATGCCAGTCTGGCACCGATGTTTGTTGCAGGCTTGATTTACTTACTCTTAATCGGTTTGGCCACCTTGATTGCCAAGCAGGTCGAAAAGAAATTTAGTTATTATAAGTAG